AAAATCCATCCAAGGCAGGTGAATCTTGAAAACTCACCTGCCTTGGATGGATTTTTTATCACATTTTCTTTAGAATGTCGTCAATAGATGATGCATCGGCATCGGCAAGCGAACCAGTTGCCTGGCTAAATTCCGAAGATTCTCCACTAAAGGATTCATCTTCTTGCTTAGTTTGACCACTGTTTTTCTGTATCTTATTCAGATGCGCTTCTAAAAGTTCCAAAATTTCTTCTGGTTCTTTACTTTCAAATCTATCTTCCAATTTGATTGCTGTATCAAACATTTTGATAACAATATCTTCAAATGAGGGATCATTTGGCTTCATTAACGATAATACTGGAGTATCTTTTCCTCCGCGTTCTATTGTTACCGATGCTTGTCTTAATTTAGCTTTTGCTTCATCTTTTGTAAGAAGAAGATCTCTGCCGGCTAAAAGATCTGTAAAATCTCCAAACTCTTCTATTTTCTCCGGAGAATTCATATCTAATATAGATTTACCATTGGTTGGAGATAGATCTAGAAATCTAAGAACGGGATGACCATGTTTTTCCATGTCTTCCTTTTCTTTAGCTCTGGCTATACCTCTCATTACCCACTTACTCTGCTTCAAATAATTCTTTGATTCATCAGTGTGCTTTTTGCCATTTTCATTATATAATTTCCAACCAAAATCACACGAAGGACATTTCTTACTTTTATCATAAGCACTTGGGCACACAAACGGGACGCCTAAATTCATATGAACTAAGACTTCTTTAATTAAAGAGCCGTCGTCGAAACAAACCGTTCTCCACTTGTTTAATCCGTTTTCTAATGTGTAAGACTTTTTGAAATTTTCTTCAGTTTTATTTGCATTTTTAGCTGTTTCTGGGTTAAATTTGTATTTATTTTGTAATTCTTGTAACTTGCTGCTCATTGTTCTTTTTACTCCTTGTAATCTACCATGTAATCTGCTTCTTGTATTATATTAGTCCCTATGATAGAAATAACAAAATTTTCCGCCTCTTCATTGGTTTCATTTAAGATAACCAATTTAGAGTTAGTATTTTTTGCTATTTTTTTTAGATCTACAATTAGTTGCAGATCTTTTTTACTCATTTTCTTTTTCATTGATGCAATTATAAGAATTGAAGTAGAATATCTAATATTGTAAAAAGTATTAATAAAAATTTCTGCATCACTTAATTTACCGTTCTTAAAATCAGAGAACGTATGTATTCTATAAATAGTAGAGTCGAAATTTTGAAAATTACCATCTAAATATTTTTCGACTTGAAGTCTCCAATACACATAAACACTGGATATTATCTTGTCAATTATTAAATTATCCACATCAAATTCAAATGTTTCAATAGAAACATTATTCATTATATTGTCAATCACGATATTGTGCATTTTATCATAATCGAAAATAAAAATAGATGAAAACAATCCGCTTCGAGCATATTCTTGTAATACATTAAATGATATTTTATCATTTGTTTTTTCTATATTTGAAATAGGCTCTTGTTTGATGTAAAAAACTGTTATAGGTTTTGAACTGAAATTAGACAGTAATTTTAGTGCTATGCCGGAAATCCCCTGTTTCCCATCAACAAAGCAGAATGTGTGTTCAATTTCGTTGATATTAAATGAGTCATTGAAATCAAATATATTTTCATTAGATTCAAGATCTTCATTTGCTATATTTTTAGGATATACAAATTTAATGCAATCTTCTTCATCAAACATTTTTTCCACAATTTCTGTGGAAAATTTTCCTAATCCTATTAAATTAAGTTTCAATTTGCTTGAGGTTTCCATAATTTTCACCAATTTTTGTTTTAACAGGAAAAACTTCTTTATAATTTAAATGTTCTATTGAAACATTTGTTATTATATTTTTAAAATCATTTATATAATTCAATTCTGATTCGTGAATTTCCAAACACACAGAATCATGTATACAAAATGCGAGTCTTGATTTTAGACATTTCTCTTTAATAAAGCTTATTAAAGAATGCATTTGTTTGAATAATATATAAGCAGCAGATGATTGTAGAACTCTAGACAATAAATGATAAGAATCAGTCTGCATTTTTTTTCCAAAAATGTTTACCACATTTCCATCTATAATTGGATATCGTTTATAAAACTGTCTACTGTCTAGTATAGGCTTTAAAACGGTCTCTCTTTCTTTGCCGGAATAGAGAGAAACTATGAGGTTTTTCTTAAATTGATCTCTTGTTGAATTATCATTGAGAGATTTATGAAGCAAATCATAAAGGTCTCCATCTGGTTGTTTAATTTTTGAAATAGCCAATAATGTTCGTATTTCAAATGCATTAAAATCAAATTCAAGAAACTTATACCCTTCATTTGCCGGAACTAAGTTGTGTCTTAATGATTTATCTAGCGATAGAATGTTAAAAGATTCATTTTTAAGGCCATATCTGCCGAATGGCATGAATGGTGAATAGGCTACCCGCACCAAGCGGCCGTTGTATTTTAGAAAATGTTTAGACATATATTCCGCGCATTTGTATGCGTACACGAGATACTCATAATCGAGAGGGGGCAGCGTGTTTTCGTGTATAAATCTATATGATTCAAAATTCTCAATTAAAAAATCATTTATTATATCTTTTGATATAAACTTATTAAAGACTGATATAGAAAGTTTACACTCGGAAAGTGAGTTTAGATGATGTTTAAATTTAGCCACAGCATCTGTGTATCTATATAAAAATTCATAATTTTTTAAATGATTTTTGATCATTTCGTCTTGTAAAATGCATGGTATATAGATTATATTAGATTTATTAAAATATTCATCATGATATTGATTTGTTATGAACAACTCGTCATCATTAAATTGCTCATTATTTTCATAGAAATGTGTCTCTCCAATCTTTATAAATGGAATCAACTTTTTTATTGGAAATTGTGTTGAATTTTCTGACACTTTCTTTTTGTGAATTATGTTTCGAATTTGATTTAAAAAATGTTCTCAATGACTGTATATCTTTTTCAAAATAAGAAACACCTCTCTCAATCAATTTTGCTTCAATATAAAAATTTAAAAATTGATCAGTATTTATATTAAAATTGTTTACATCAGCGACCGCTCTTTCTTGATCGTTCAAGACAGTAGAGACATAATCTATATATGATTCAACAATTGTTGAAAACATTATATTAAGAGAGTTTAGATAAGCGCTATAATAATAAGCTTCATTATCTTTTAAAAACTTCTCATTGACACGCCTTACTATAACCCACGGCATATATTTGTCAATAAGGAAATTATTTTTCAAACAAATATTATGATATAAAGAAAATGATTCGTCCATTATGTATTCTTCGGCTTTTGCAACAGATAAATCATTCTCAGGGAAAAGCTTAAAAGCAAGCCCGGATGAAAATATAGACATATAACTTGATTCTATAAATGAACAAAATGTTATGAGTTTTTGATTTTTGATCACATACTGTGAAAAATCTTTAAAAAATGATTTAAAAGTTAAAAATTTTTTATTTTGTAATTTAATGAAATTTTGTGACAATATTAAGACATATTTTTTATATTGCTCTTCTATGCTCAAAAATCCTTCTGTTATTGAAATATTTGAAATGTGAAACTTTGAATTTCTTATTATCTTGTTAAAATTAGAATTCCATTTTATATCTTCTAATAGTCTCTTCAAATCATCAACCACAAATGTTAAATTTTTAACATCTTGATATTTGCTCAATTTCCTTTGAATAGGAAGTATGACATCTTTATCGGTTATACAACCATAAAGTTTATATTCATTGAACCCAATAAGATCAAACTCTTTAACTTTCTTTTTGAAATTTTCTGTTTCTGTAAAAATATTCTTTATCATTAGAATTTTATTTCCTTAAATTTATCTTTTAAATTTGTATGAAAAGATTGTTTACCTATTGAAGAAAGTATTCCTGTTTTCGAAGTTTCAATTATTTCCGACATTCTGACGTCTGCCTTTTGAGCGTTCCAAGTTCCGTTTATTATTGTTTCATATCCCGCTTCTGCCGAAAGTGACATCTCCATTCCGGTTACTAAATAATATCCAGAAATGCCAAGAACATCTGTAGCTTCTGAACCTAGTAAACCGAGATATGATCCATCGAAGTAAAAAGTTCCTCCGTTCAGAAATAGTGGATTCCCGACCGTCTTCATCGTTACGTTGTAATGTTGTCTCAATATATTTCCAGGACCATTCAGGCTATCCTTTGTCATTAACATGTCTCTATATTTCGGGAAGTCAACTTTATTCAGTTGAATATTCTTTAGAACTCCTTTGTTTTTTCCAACAGAGAAGTGGTAAATACCATCTTTCATATCTTCCTCAAGATTTCCATGTCGTTTATTTAATTGATAATCATAAACGTACAATATTAAATATTGAAAAACTTTATCTGTATTTGATACATTTCTCGACAAAAAATTAACCAAATTGTCATCCTTATAAACATGACCAGGAACTAATTCTTTTTCCGAAATTATCGTTGAGATGCCGAGAGTAAGAGCGCTATCTTTATCTTCTCCATAAAGCTTTCCGGCTGTTAAATTGGTGGTAACAAGATCTCGAATTATATCTTGCAGAAAATCCCAAAGAAGATAATTCTTTTTTAATTTTCTTACAACATTATTATTAAACCAAATAGAAAAATTAACTATTGAGATTGGTATTTGTGCAAGATTGATAATGAATTTTCCAATCTTACACGGACCAAGAATAATATTTATATCTTCACGATTTGGAATAAAACTTACAGCAGTGTTTATAATGTCGCCAAGAGTTGTGTAGGGGATGAGTTTACTTCCGTCATATCGATATGATAATCCTGTATTTCCTCCCGCCGCAAATTCTTCTTGCTTCTGCTCGGAAGTTACACCAGTATTTGAAATTTTACTGGGCAACAAATTTTGTTTTTTTTCTTTATTAATAGCTTTTTCTGCAGCTTTTTCAATTTCTTCTTTTGTTTTTGCATCTTTTAAATCGGCAACGCTCGCAGGATCATCTTCGTCAAGATTGTTATCCTTAATCGACTCAGATGTTGTAGTAACAAACGGCCCCTTAATTGCTCCAAAAAGTTTAATAAAGTCTAAAAATTTAGTTTTACCAGAATCTGTTGAAACCTTCATCAGATCTTCAATCAAGCTTGCTCCAACTTTCATATTAAAAAGTCTATTATTGTCCCAAATTGCTTGCAATAACTTAGCATATTTTTCTTTAATAGCAAAATTTTCCAATTCTTCTATTTGCGCAGCTAAATCTTTTTGTTGTTTTTCTAGTTCTTCTATTTTTTCATCTTTATTTTTTGAAGTTTTTGTTAAACTTTCTAGTGTTTGTTCTGGATTTTTTTTATACAACTCTTTTAATTGTTCTTCAATAATCGCTCTTTGAAAAACTAAATTAATATATTGATTATATTTCGTAAATGTTTGAGACGGTTTTTGCGACGCTATTGCCGCAGCCGCTGCGGATCCGGGAAAGAATCCAATAGCAGCAGCGCGAGCCACGGCAGTAAGATTATCTGCTGCAGTATTAGTAGCCGTATTCGCGGCGGCAGAAATTAAGGCTTCGTTGATTGTTTTAACATCAAATCCAGACAAATCAAAGCTTACACCCAAAATATCAGCCTGAGAGTTTGATCCAAAGAATCTCTCAACTGCTCCCTGATATTCTATTGATAAATCTATTGTACCATTATCTCTGAACCCTAATGTATGTGTAACAAGTTCAAGTAGATAAACTATATTAGATTTTTCAATAATATCTATTTGTTGCGGCGTAAACACAACTTGCGAGGTGTCTACTGGAGTTTGCCACCCAATTACTAGCTTTATTCTATAATCTGGAGCAGAATTTGTAGTTCTCAACTCTGGAGTTGTGACAAGCGTCATAACATTGCTATTCATTAATGATACAACGTTATCAAAAAATAAATCTAGTTTACACGTTATGTGAATATCTGATGGCTTTTCTGATCTATCTGTTATAGATATAGACTTAATGCCGACACCATCGCCCTTCTTTTGATTGATATCGAAATTTGATGGATTTGTTGCAAACTTAAGATACTCATTAGAGTCAAAATAACTTCTAAAAGATAAAAGTTCATACTTTTCTTTTTTATTTTCATCAACTTGTTTTTTATAAAGACTTATTTTAGGAACAAGATAAGATTTCTGTAAGTCGGTTAGTTCACTAAAAAATTTATAAACTTCTGGCGGAGCGGAAATTACTCTATTAAAAACTATTTCTGGTTTATCACTGTTTACGCAGATTAAATTTTTATATGGAAAATTATCAACATTCTGATGATATTTACATATCTGCTCAAGAGATTGAATAAGTATAAACTGTTCAAGTTCATAAGGCTCTAAACTCATAGACCATAACTCCTCAAAACTTTGTCGAGTGGTTGAGGAATGTAGATTATATCTCCAATTACATAATGTTGATCTGTCGGCTTTTGATTAAAATGAGCTATAACCCACCAAAAATGTCCTCTTCCTTCATAATACTTTGCAGCATATTTCCACAAAGCATCTCCAATCTTCCATTCTTCTTTGTTTAAAATAAGTGCATCTATTTCTTCTTGAGTAGGATATTTTAATCCACCCATTGAAAGATGTGTGATAAATTTTAATCCTCTTTCATCAAAAAGTGGTTTATATACTTCATTGTCATTTTGAATTATTCTATTATTTTTATATCTTATATACATTTGAATTATCCTTTAAAATTTATTATTAAAGATCTTCTTTTCAAAACTTTTTAAAATTTTACCCTCTACTCGCTCCCATGAAAGGTTTCTTTCTCGGTTTTCTTTAGCGTTCTGAATGTAATTGTCCAATATTACCCAGGGATTTTCAAACTCAATATTTTGTTCATCATAACCGCTAAATTGTTTATCTTCGTTACCAGGAAATGGAATGATTTGATCCAAGTCTTCTGAATTGATATCATAGGGGAAATATCTCATAACGTTAGCCCCGTCGCCAATTCCGATTCCATTGCTGTCTACTACGTTTGAAACACCATTGCCCAGCGGATGATTATGTAGAACAGAGAATGTAAAGTTTATATCAAAATGCTTCCATAATATCACAACGTTTTCTGGAGCTGATTGTTTATCTCTTAACGGATCAGCTTTTTCTATCTTTCCATCTGCTGTTTTAACAAATCTTGTTGGAGTAAAATATCCGTCCTGATGAATTGGGTTTATATTAAAGCCGCCATTGATAAATCCAAATAATCCTCCCTTGGTAAAGGAGTCCATTATTAAATTGCCAAATTTTAATCTCAAAACGGGCGATGAACGAATGTTGTTAACAGAATCATCTGTAGTAATTGCGGGATACAAAAAACGAATCATTTTGGATATTTTAAGCATATTCTCTTTTGCCTGATCCAAGTCTGCGGCCACAATTCGTAACCCTAAAGATATGTTTCTTTTTGTACTTTGAAAATTATTGATCCCATCCATTCTTCCATAAACGTCTTCTTGGTTCCACCTATTATCATAAACTTCAGAATATGATTCTATATATGGATATAATTCAACGAAATCTGGATTCCCATCATTCGTTTTAATATGCATGGCTTCAAGTCTAAATAAATGACTTGCGCCCTCCATCCAATTTTCATAATCCATCTTCATTTATTAGGCCCCCATTGAATAAACATTGCCGCGCTTATTTAACTCTGCAAGAGTTTTTTCAATAATTGATCCATCACCAATTTTTATTTGTATAACAGTTTTGCCTTCATTGTTTGAATTCTTTGATTCTGTAATCTTTTCTAGCATGTTTGAAATTTCTTTAAATAAAGAAGCAGAAGATTTAGCATCTTTTAATTTATTATCCATTTCGACAATATTTGAAGTTATTTGTTTGAAATTATCAACTTTTTCTGGCTGTATACCGGAAACACTGTTTAAAAATCTAGACATAGAATCTAAAAATGCATTTGTCATTCCATTTGAAAATGTATCAGAAATTGAAGCAAATTTATTTAATAAATCTCCTATTCCAGACACGGCAGATGCAGAAACATCTGATAGTTTTAATTTAGAAACTTTTTCCCACATATTACCAAATGAATCCATAATTGTTGCAGCATTTGGTCCAAGATCTTGAAGAGACTCCAGTAAATCTTCCGCTGGTGAATCAAATAATCCAACCCACGCCTTTCCGAGTCCGCCAAAGAAATCGCCAACCATTGAATAAACGCCACCAATGGCTTTGCCAATTCCGCCCAACGCATTTTCTACAAAGTCTCCAATTCCTTTTGCAATTTGCTTTAAAGCCATAAACGAAGCAACAACAATTGCAATTGCTCCTCCAATTAATATAATTCCTTCTGCTATGGCAGGTGCAGCAGAAGATAATCCACTTAAACTTAATGTCGCCGCTTCGACGGCAGGCGCAGCAGCGGCGGCATTTGTGGCGGTCGTTGCAATAGCTGGAGCAACCCCTGTTATCGCGTCTGATGCAGCCTTTGCAACTGTTTCTCCGACGGTGAAAATAGAAAATAAACCTTTAAAAGCACCAATTACTCCTCCTGTTACTTTTTGAACTAATCCAAAACCTGACACAAGTTTATATAAAACAGTTCCAGCAAACCACATTAAAATTGGAGAAAGAAATCCAGCGGGGCCAAGAAAATCGGCTAATTTAAGAAAAACATCTAAAACTGAATGTATTGCATCTAGAATGGGGCCAAAAAGTTTCCCGAATGATAATAGTAAATTCTGAAACTTCTCAGACAAATCTGCCGCTCTTTGATTTTTCTCGTTTAATTCATCTTGTCTTATTGCCGCCTCTCTTGTATACCTTGCAACATCCGACATGCTTCCGCCAAAAATCTTAGCGGCGACATTCATATCTGTTATTCCAGCAGCACTTGCTATAGCTTGTTGCTGAAATTTTCCAAGAGAAAGCCAGCTTTTTCCAGATGCTTTAAACATTTCATTAAGAGTTTGTACTCTTTCTGCTTCATTTTGATTCATCATTTGAAGCGTATTAAGATAAGGACCACCTAGTATAGCATTAAGTCGCCCGACCGACGTAGCCGCCTCTTCAAATGTGTCAAAACCCTGCGAAACCTGTAATAATTGAGATGTTTCGATTCTTAATGCTTTTGCGGTTCCATACATTTGTCTAAAAACATTATTAGCTTGATTTCCGTATTTTGCAATTTCACCAATAGAAGCGTTGAAGGCGCTTACTACATCTTTCAATGTATCTCCTGTTGTTTTTGAGATTCCTAATAACTCAGACATATTCCCAACAGATTCACTTATCCCCTGATTAAGCGTGTCTTTGAAAAATGATAAAGCCTTGGTTGTGTCGGCAGCGCCAACTCCCAATCTTGAAACTAATGAAGTATAAACAGAAAGTTTTTGTTTTCCGGACTCAGTTTCATCATTAAAAGATCTGACATTTTCAAGAAGAGATTGAATCGACTCTGACATATCGCTCAATGAAATATTATAATATTTTACTTGTTCCCAAGAATCTTGTAGCGTATCTGTCCAATCTTTTGTTAAGCCAGTAGCTTTAAGAAATTGCGCAGAAGCTCTATCAAAAGCCGTAAAAAGTTCAACTGTTTTTTGTCTAAACAATCCAAAACTATTAATAATAATATTAAGTGGATCTACGAAGTTCTTAATAATTTTCCCAGGCATTGTTAGATAAGCTTTAAACAAGTCTGTATCAAGTTGTCCCTTTCTTAAATCATTTAACAACATGAATAGTGGATTGGGATCGTCTTCCGACCCATGAAAAGCAAGACCTAGTTTACCAAAAATATTATCAATATTTGTTTGATGACTTCTTGCTATTTTTTGAAATTTATTATCTAAATCTACTTTTCTTTTTTCTTGCTCAATTAATTCTTTAGTTTTTTTAATTTTTTCTTCATCAAGAGTGTTTATTGCTTCTGAATTTTTTTTAAGCTTTTCAATTTCTGGGGCATATTCCTTCATTGATTCGCCAAGTTTATCAAACTCTGCGGCAGCCTCAGCAGCAGGAAGTTTTAATATTTCTTCAAATTTAACTCTAAATGGACCAAGAGATTTTGATAATGTCTCAAGAATCATTTTATTTTCGGTAGAAAGATCTGCTTGTTCTTTTGTTTTATCTTTAATTTTATTAGTTAAATCATTTATTGAATCATTAAATTTATCAACAAATTTGCGCATATCCTTTGCATCATCTTCCGTTAGGAAGTGAGAAATTCTTTTTAAATGACCAAACTCTCGTTCAATCATATCTTTCAAGTCTTCTATAGGATCTTTTGCCATTTTATATTATTCCTTTCTTAATTATCAATCTATAAAAAAATAAGAGGGGTTATTTCACCCCTCTCATCATCTAGCAACCTGTTTTCCACTTGCCTTGTCTATTTCTTCTTGCTCTCTTCTTAATCTTTCTGCAATTTCATTTATGTGAAACTTTCTCAATCCTATTGGTAATGAATATGCCTGATTCATGTCCCAATTAAAATGAACTAGTTGGGCTAATTCTCTATGTAGATTAAGCTGAATTGTATTTGCATCTTCGATTCCAAAGAAAAGATTGCTTATTCCGAGTCCGACGAAGTTCCTGATTCTTTCATACCCCTCTTCATCTTCGGAGTAAATAAAAAATCAGTAGTAAATGGAGGCTCCATATCTTCTATGTGCCCGCAATTTTCGCATGTAAATTCTTGTAGAAGAGATAATCTCGGGTTTATATCCTGTAACACAGCCTTGAACCAAGAAAGATAAAATGCCGGAATCTGTTTAAAGAATTCATCAATTATTCTTACATCAGAAGATCCATTGATTGAAACAATTAAATCTTCTAACTGTTCTTTATTTGTTAATTCTTTTTTCTTTTTATTTAAAACTTTATTTTTTATTTTTCTTTGTGTTCCGATTGTGGCCGGTCTAACAATTACATTTATTTGTGTATCTGGAATTGTTATAGAAAATGTATTTGATTCTTCTAAATATTTAACATTTTCATCTTCTTGAAATACGACATTCTGTGCCGATGATTTTCTTAAATCAAATTTAAATTTAACAGTTTCACCACACTTTGGACAAGTTATTGAAACTGGATATTCCCATGTATATGCGGAAATTCTAGCCTTTAAAACAATTGCAGCCTGATCAGCAACGAGTAGCTGCAAAAAATTCTTTTCATTCTTGACTCGCTCATCAATTAAAATAGATTGAACAAGTTTATCTATTGCCAACTCTCTTCGTAAAAGATCTTTATTTGTTAAAATATCCTCTTCTATCGCTCTCATTTGTATAATTTCTACACAAGATTGTTCATGAAGTGGATGCTCTAAAGAATAGTATTTCCCCTGAGAAGGAAGATCTACCAACTCAGGGGAATTTGGAAACACTAACTCAGTTATTTTTGACATTTTTCCTCTTTAAAAATGACTCTCTCCGGGTGGCGTATTTGATGGAGGTTGTGCCGCTGTTGCGGTTGAGTTTAAATATCTTAGTAATTTTTGTAAATCATCTCTTCCCAGAGAATCTAACCACTTTTTTACAGGTCCAGGTATAAGAAATTGCTGTTGTGGAACTTGTAAATTTGCAGGCGATGATCTTTCTGACGGAGGTATTAATGCTCTTCTGTCTCTTTCGTTGAAAGTTTCATTTAAAACATCAAGCTGCCCAGTCAATTCTAACATTCTTTTTTCTGTTAAATTCATTTATTATTATCCCATTGTTGGGCGTGAGCCCTCTGGATTGGCAGAATATTCTGCCCAGTCATATGTTACTGTAAGGGAAATCTTGACAGCATCATCGGAATCATAACTTCTTTTTCCAGAATCAAATGATTTAATCCAGGCGTTCTTGAGCGTCCACTGTCCGATTATTCTTTCATCCCAAGTCATTTCTGTTATTCTCAAAATTCCCATTGCAGCTATACAACCCTGTTTAGATATCGTTCTGTAAACATTTGGAGATGTTGGATAAGCATATCCAGCTTGTAGCAATTTTTCAATCAAAACACCAGCAGCATCAATTGATTCACTGTCGGTAATTTCCATTGTTATATCGTCCCAAGTAATTCTGCCAGGATATTTAAACGTGTGATTAAGAGCGTGAACAGGAGTTTCACCAAGAGTATATTTTGGCAGATCAACCGCTGAGAATAGATACCATGGTGTTCGACCATCACCCCAATCAACCTTGTACTTATAACTTCTTTTTGGCTCAACTAAATGAGAGGCCCAAAATGCACTGTTTATGTCTGCCATTTATTCTTTCTCCGGTATTAAATATTATAGATCTGCGAAATTTGCTCCAGAATTTGTAATATTAAAATCAAGTGCAAAATATTCTGCAGATTTAACTGGCTTTAAGAAAACTTTGCCATAAATTATATTTCTATCTCTCAGATCTGGAGTTGTAGTCGAGCTGTCTAATACTAATTTATAATCTTCTAATCCAAGTCTTGTTTTTAAATCTGCCAAGATTGGTTCTGCTTGATTTAAGAATTTTGTCCAAGTTTCCTGAACATTTGGCTCGAAAACGAGTCTTGTTGCAATTCTTGAAAACTTCTTCTTAATGTCTAGAATTCCTCTGCGAACATTAATTCTGTCAAGAGCACTTCTCCCTATTTGAAGAGTTTTCTGTCCCATTATGACAACTTCATTTTCAAGAACAGCAATTGGATTGATATTTGCTTGATAGAGATCATCTCTGTCTTTTGCAAGTAATTTATACGAAACTCCAATTACAGGAAGTCCACCATGTCCATTCGAAAGCGCCCCGCGATTGAATCCAGCAGGTGCAGTATGAGGAGCACCAACTTTATCATTATAAGCTATGGCACCGAGAACTGCAACAGTAGTTGGAACGTATGTTATGTTATTTGAAATCACATCTCTCGCTTGAACCCATGGAAAATATGCGGCTCCGTAGTTGGAGTTCAGAACTCTAGTCTTGAGAGAGGCAATGGCATTTTTAACATTTGGTCTTCTTGAAGCTATTGCATCGGTCGACTCCGATCTTGCTATAAAATCGTTTTCGAGATCAATAATTGCAAGAGCATCACCACGCTGATCGCACACTTCAATCAATCTTCTTGTCAATCCTGGAATATTAACGCCAGGAACGACAGCTAAGTTGAAATCAACATCTTCTGGATATTGAAGAATTTCAATTGCTCTGTTGATTGTGTTGTATACATAGCTAGTTTTCGCATTTGCCCCTGTAATTCCACTGTTTCTCAGTGGTTCAATTTCTTTAACATTGAATCCATCAAATCCACCTGCGAGTAAAGTTGTAAACGAATTAAACCCGCCAGTTAAAACTGCACTATAAGATCCAACAGAAGTTAGCGAAGTTCCGGCCAATCTAGAACCAGACGACCACTGGACATCGGTTGTTGAATTTGCAACAAACTTAATGTCATCAAGAGTAAATTTCCAAGAATATTCAGTTCCTTCTGCTTCTGCTGGAGTAAACGAATCAATTCCGGCAGGGAAAACTTTAACAAGATCTCTTACTGCTCTAGCAAACTTGTCGCTGTTGTCATCAGTAAATACACCAAAATATGCATTCTTTGGATTTCCGAGTGTTCCTGTTAGTGTAGAAACTCTTAGTCTTGGATATGGAAATATAACAGAAGCAGTTTTGATTGTGCTTGCTGTTCCGGTAAATGAAAATACGATACTACTTGTTATACCCTGGGCGCCAGGCCAATTATCAGCAATCGAACTAGAAGCAATCGCGTAAGCTCCTGCCATTGTATTCTTTGATTGCGT